AAACACTGCTTCTTTATACCGAAATCGATGATGTCAAAAATCCTTGAACAGAGCGGAATATACAGACCAAGGACCACAAAAGATGCGACAGTGTTCCTGAAAAACTTGAGATTACCAACGCTATTTGAGTACAGAATGAGCAACGCAAGGGGCTGGGCTAAAGTCCCGAGCGTTGATTTTAACCCCGAAATGGGCGGTCATTTAACGCCTAAAATCGTGCGCTTAATGACACATTATAACGGTTTTTCTGGTTTTGGGACAACTGAGGAATTTTTGATCAGAGATATATAATTATACAGTGATTAATTGAGGGGCAGATCATGACAGATACAGCGTCATTAAGAGTTGATGTGTCACTGAATGTGTCATCCAGTTTTTCCAGTGTTTTTAGTTATTTATATATATTAGTGACTAATATATAAATAAATATAGTAATAGAGATATATAAAATAAAAGGGTAATAAAGGTAATAAATATATAAATTATATAGGGAGCAATAGAGACATGCGTGTGTCAGGTCATTAAGCCCTGAATTTCTTCAAGCCTGCTCAATGTCGAGGCAATGAAATGCACCCTTGCCCTCACGGGTTCATCGGAGTAATCTTTTGGTAGCAATCACACATATCTCAGATATCCCCAGGGAAGGGGCGGGTTTGTTTCTAGGAGTCGATCCAGGCAAGAAGGGGGCGCTGGCTATTGTTGATGAGGATGGAAACATCATTAGCAAGGTCATGAAGCACCCAACGGCTATAGAGACATACTCTTGGCTAAGGATGGCCATTGAAAAACACCGGGTTCTTATGGCAGCGATCGAAAAACCGTTTGCCAAGTCTATGAACAAAGGTGTATTCACCTACCTTTCAGAATATGGCGAGCTAAGGATGGCCCTTAAGCTTGCCAATATACCATTTGTTGAAGTACACCCCAGCAAATGGACAAAGAAAATGCACAAAATATTGCCACAAGGCCGTGAGGGGTTCAAATCGGCAAAAGAAGCGAGTTTGGCATCTGCTCGCAAAATATGGCCTGATGAGTGTTGGAAGGCCACAGAACGCTCTAGAACGCCCTCAGATGGGCTTGTTGATGCAGCCCTTATAGCCGAGTGGTGTAGGAGGACACATGGCAGCAAATGCACCAGCACAAATTGCGAAAGATATGAGGAAGTTTCTTAGGGGGCTCAAGTACTGCCCAAAGACTGGCAATATTTATGGAGCTTGGGGAAGGCCAATAAGAGCAAAAGACAAAGACGGTTATATTATTTTCAGAAGAACTATTAACAAAAAATCTAAAAAAATATTTGCACACAGAGCAGCATTCGCCATCATGGGAGTTGATATACCAAAGGGGCATGTTGTTGATCATATAAACAGCATTAAAAATGACAACACATGGTCAAACTTGAGGATTTTGACTCACAGAGAAAATGTAAGTGAGCAATATTGGCACAGAGATGGAACAAAAGTGAAATATATAACATGGTCAAAATCAAGCAGAAAATATCGAGTTAAACACAAAAGAAACAAACACATAGCATATTGCGATAGCATTGAAGAGGCTAAAAAAATATTAGATGATTATCTTGCTGGAGATTGACAGCCTAGCGGGTTCATACGAAAATTAAGTATGGACAACATCGGTATAAATTTGATAATTTCACCTTTAGAATCAGCTATCCGTCAAAGATTGTTAGATTATTTTTTTTATTCAGACTTAGAGGATGAAGAAGAGTGCAAGCCGTGGCAAAGAAGCCCTCTAAAAAAGCTAAATCCTCAAAGAAATCTGACACCTACCCGCCATATCAAACTTCACAATTTGGCCGCCCGACGACTTATAAGCCTGAATATTGCGATTCGGTTATAGAACACCTTAGCACTGGAAAGAGCTTTGAAGGTTGGTGTGGTGTCAATATGGTCATGCCATCAACAGCTTATGCGTGGATGAAAAAATACCCAGACTTTCTAGAGGCTGTAAAATTAGGCAGATTGAGGGGCATGAATAATTGCGAAGATCAACTGCTTGGACATAGCAATGGTGACATCAAGGGCAACTTCAATGCCCTCCAATGGCTCATGAAAAATAGATTCTCTGAATACTGGCTTGATAAGATCGAGAAGGAAGTGACTCACAAAGTTAAGCCAGCCATCATTGAGAGACTCGACGGCTCAGAGATTGAGCTAGGAACTATTGAGGTTGAGGGCTCTGAGAATATACCGCTTATTGATTCTGGAGAGGATGAGTGACCTACATAATTGCCGAGATCGGCTCCAACTTCCATAATTATCACCACTGCATCCACAGCATTGAGCAAGCGGCTAATGTCGCCGATGCCGTGAAGTTTCAGCTCTTTGATGACAAGACTATGTACGGGTTCGAGACGGGCGATAACATTGGCAAGTTCTCAGTTGATCGGTCATGGATCCCTGAGCTTCATAAATGCGCGGAAGAGAACGGCATTGATTTCATGTGTAGCTTCTTCGATCCCCAGGACGCTAAAGCCTTTGGTGAATATGTAGATGCTCATAAAGTTGCATCAAGCGATATGCTCAATATTCCGTTATTCGATGAAATAATTAATCATGACAAGCCTATATTCTTGTCAACGGGCGGGCATAGGTATGAAGAAGTGCTGGCAATATGTGAATCCTTGCCCCTTGATCATATCGACTTGACCCTGATGTATTGTGAGTCAAGTTATCCAGCAAATAACACCGACCTATACAAGATCAATCTTCTTCAGCAAACAGGGCTGCCAGTCGGGCTCTCAGATCATTCAACAGAAATCTATTCGATCCCGATGATGGCAGTCCATTTGTTCCGGGTTCCCGTCATTGAGAAACATGCTAACTTCTGCGGAGTCACGGATAGGCCAGATGCTCCACACGCTCTTGACTTCAAACAGTTTGAGCGTATGAGTTCAGCTATCCGGGTTGTGGATGCTCACCTTAACGGCGATGAGTCGTTGTTTCACTTTGCGGATATCTTAAGCCCTGAAGAGGAGGCAATGAGGACTAATCACAACAGAAGGCTGACAGCCATCAAAAATATCAAAAAGGGTGATAAAATGGTTTACGGCGAGAACTACGGGTTCAATAGATATCGTGGAAATATGGATCATGTTCCGCTAGGATATGGTTACACAGAAGACATCGAGGGAACTGTATCCTTTCGCAGGTTTAAAAAAGGCGACCCTATAACATTGGAGAATGTATAATGGCTGACGGCAGCACCAAATCAACAGAATCAGCAAGAGCACATAACAATGACGCTTTGCCAGCAGTACGCTGGGGAACAATAACAAACAAGACAGGCATCACAAGTGCAGCGACAACAGTTGCCACTGTTGGTTCAAATACCAACATGGTCAGGCTATGCGTTCAGTCAGCCCCTGTATTTGTCGGCATCGGCAGTGCTCAGATAGCTGCATCAGGCTCAGGGGTTCTAATGCCCGCAGGTGTGCCTGAATATGTTGTTGTGAGTCCTGGTGATGTGATTAGCGCAATTGAAGGTGGCACTGAGTCGGGTTCTCTTTACGTGGCGGAATGTTAATATGTTTGGAATCGGAAGAATGGGCCGGGTAGCCAATCCCGCCGCAAGCGTTAACTCCAAGGCTCCCGACGAAATAGCAAACTTGCTTGCTTGGTGGGATCCTACAGACGTATCTGGAAATGACAACGATAAGGTTGCAAGTTGGGTTGATGGCCAGTCAAGTTATGATTTGATCATGACAACAGAAGGATATAAGCCAACTATTCAGCGCTCAGAGATTGGCAGCGGTGATGCCCTGAGTTTTGATAACACCAATGATTTTTTATATATCAATTCCACCACAAACATGGATTTTGATATTGATGATGCTTTCAGCTTCTTCTTTGTCTTTAAACCCAATGCGTCAAGATCAGCCCGGGTTTTCTATGCAGGCAAGGGAGCCCTTGATGTTTACGGCTGGCAATTGGTTAGCGGGGCATCAGGCAGCCGCAACAAGATGAGATTAGAGCTTGAAGACTTCACTGGTACTGAATCAATCGTTGTGGACAGTGCTGCCGACGTATGGAGTGACACGAGTGCTAGAACATTCGGGTTCACTTATAGCGGATCGGGCAGCGCTTCAGGCATCAAGATGTATGTTAACGGCTCTTTGATCTCCATGACCACAGTTACAGATGACAGCATTGACGGACTCACTAATGCCGAGATATTCAGGCTGGGCTCTTATTCAATCGCCAATCCTTGCAACGGGCTCTTTGGAGACGTGGCAGCATATACAGCGGAATTAACGTCGGCTGAAGTGGCATCTTTACATGCTTACTGGGCTGGCATTTACGGGATTTAAAATAGAACTCAAGTTCAAACCTCACTCGGAAAAACAAGAGCGGGTTATGTTCTCACGTAAGCCGATCATTATCCTTGCGTGTGGGATACAATTTGGAAAAACCCGTGTTGGTGCATGGCGAACTAAGATGTACATGCACAAGTTCACCGATCCAGAAGATACCTTCATCATCACAGCTCCAACATATAAAATCCTCCAACAAGCTACGCTCCCAGCATTCCTCAACATCATGAAGGGGCTGGGCAAAATGAATAAAGCCGATGCCTATTTCAAGATGAATAACGGCGGGACTTGCTACTTCAGGACGGCAACAGATCCCGATAGCGTTGTTGGTATAACAAATTGCCGCCACATATGGGGCGATGAAGCCGGGCTCTATCCGCTATACTTTCATGAGAACCTCCAGGCCAGGGCTGCATTTAAAAAAGCCCCGATATGCTACACAACATCTCCATATTCACTTAATTGGATTTATACGGACTACATTAGAAAGTGGCATCGCAATCCGAAGCTTGTTCCCGATGTTGAGCTTATTCAGGCAAGAAGTGATGAGAACCCGTACTTTCCTAAGGAAGAGTTTGAGCGCAAGAAAAGAACAATGGATCGCCGCCGTTTTAATATGGTGTTCGGCGGTGAATTCCACAAATTAGAGGGTCTTGTCTATGATATATTTGACGATAATAGTCATGTCACTGACCAGCATCGCACTTTTCTTGATGGCCGGGAGTTCTATATTTCTGGGGTTGATTGGGGCTATACACACCCAGCTGTCATTCTTACTTTCGCTGTTCACCCTCAGTGGGGCGTTTTTCTTGTGGATGAAGTATATTCAACTCACAAAACAATTGCGGATCTTGTGGAGGCAGGAAAACGAGTCAAGGCACAATACGGCGTCGAGAAGTTCATTTGTGACCCATCAAGCCCGGCGAATATCCTCGAATTCAACAAGGCAGGGCTAACAGCTCTGAAAGCTGATAACGATATTCGCTCTGGTGTCGATGCAATGTATGAGCTTATGCAGATGGGCATATTTAAGGTTGTTAAGCACCGGGCTCCTCATTTCCTTGATGAAGTCTCAATCTATCATTATCCGCAGAATACCAATGTCACGCCGGATAAAGACCTCAAGGATCAACTGCCAGTTAAGCAACATGATCATGCGATGGACGCGGCGAGATATGTATGCTTAAATCTCAAGCTGACTAAGATGGGACTTAAAAGAGCTTCTATCGTTCCCGGCATGAGTGAGATAGACCACCGGGTTCATGCAGCCGATCAAGCCCTGAAAAGCAATTTAGATACTGATGTTTACGATTGGTGAGGTTGATAATGCCCTTTTATCCTTATGAATGCCACAATTGCTCTCACAGCTATGAAGTTGTAAAATCAGTGGCAGAGATTAACACAGAAGAAAAATGTCCCAAATGCAACCATGTGACGAAACGAACCATTGCGAAACAACAATCTATCGATAAAAACGCTGCCTCTGACTGGAATAGAAAAGAATTCAATCCAGGCTTAGGTGGTGCTTTTACTCCCAGAGAAGCCCGAAAAGAAGCCAAAAGAAGGGGCTTAATAGAGGTCGGTAACGAAAAGCCCGAGAAGATAGAGAAACATTACAAGCAACAGAGAGAGCAAGATGTACAACGAAGATACAATTTCTGAAAATGGCGGCGCTAGCAATAATCAGAGCTTGGAAGATCAGCAGACTGTTCGCCATGTGATGAAGCTCTTCAAAAAAGCCAAGAAATACCGCTCAAGATATGATCGCAACTGGCTGCATTATTACAAGATGTTCCGGGGCGATCAGTGGGACGGGATCAAAATGCCGAGATACCGTCAAAAAGAAATCATCAACATGATATGGCAGGCTATTCAGTCAAACCTTCCCCTTCAAACAGATGTCAGGCCCAAACTATCCTTTATCCCAGAAGAACCATCTGATCAGCCGTTTGCTGAAGTATTAAACAAAGTTTCAGAGTTCGATTGGGAATCAAATAACTGGCTTGAGCAATTAACCAACGTAATCCTTGATGGCTATTTATACGGCACCGGCATTTCATCTCAGGGATATGATCCTGCGGCAATGATGGGAGCGGGTTCTGCTACGTATAAGTCAGAAGATCCTTTCTACTTCTATCCAGACCCCGAAGCCGAGGATGTTAACTGTAAGAAATGTGAATATATTATCAAAGCAGAGCCCGTAGAAACTGAGCGTCTTAAGCGGGCTTTCCCGGAATTCTCTGAGGATATCAAGTCAGATATTCGTGACGTTATTAAAAGCTCAAAAACAGCCCTTAATGACTTTAAGATCAGAACTCAGGCAACAGATAGAGAAATGCCTGATATAACCTGGACTGAAGGACAAGAGAAGGATCGAGGACAAACTCTTCTCATCACAGCCTATATGAAGCCCTCGGACACGGAAGAGGTCGATGAAGAGACTGATGAGTTGGAAGAGGACGGCAGCCCCAAGGTCAAGGTTGTTGTCAGAAAGAAGTATCCTTATGGCCGCAAGGTTGTCATAGCCTGCGGGATCAAGCTAGGTGAGACTGAGCTTCCTTTTGATCATGGCCAATTTCCATTTGCCAAATATGTAAATTACGTTCTCCCGAGGGAGTTCTATGGAGTGTCAGAGGTTGAGCAATTAGAGAGCCCGCAGCGTATTTTTAATAAGTTAATCAATGCTTCTCTCGAAATACTTAACTATATGGGCAATCCTATATGGATCACTGACACGAGTTCCGGCGTCGATCCTCACAAGCTTGTCAACCGAACCGGGCTGGTTGTTGAGAAAGAACCCAACAGCGAAGTGAGAAGAGAGGCTGGGGTTCAACTATCTGGAACAGCCTTGTCATTCATCGATAGAATGGAGCAGTGGTTTAATAACGTAGCTGGAACTCAGGACGTTTCAAGAGGTCAGACTCCGGGCTCTGTAACAGCCTCATCTGCTATCGAACAATTGCAGGAAGCTGCAAGAACCCGCATCAGACAGAAGCAGAGAAATCTTGACGCTTACCTCAGAAAAGTAGGTCGTCAATATGTCGATATTATCCTTGAGAAATATGCAGCCCCTAGGATTGTCCGGGTTACAAATAATCAAGATGATGCACAATTCTTCAAAATATCTATGTCAAAAGAGCAGGATGAAAGTGGTGAACAAAAGGTTTCTGCTATCATCCAACAATATAAGCAGGGAGAAGACGGGACGGTTGTTGCCGATAGCGAATTCAAGCAAATGCTCATCTCAGGTCGCTTTGATGTCCGGGTTAATACTGGCTCTAGTTTACCTTTCGCAGTAGCTGACAAAGAGCAAAAGGTGCTAGCTTTGTATGACCGTCAAATCCTTGACGCTGAAGAAGTTCTTGACGCTTTGGAGTATCCAAATCGAGAAGAAATATTGGAAAGATTAAAACAGAGGGAACAAGAAGCCCTCGCAATGGCTCAACAGGGAGGGCAATAATGGAAGAGATGCCGAAGGAACAAATGGCAGAACAAGCACCAGCCGAAGGCGGCGGACAACTTGAACAAATGGTTAAGGGTGTTGTTGATTCAATGAGCACATTACTTGCCGTTTTAGATGAGGGCGGTGATCAAGTCAATCCTCAAGCCAAACAATCAATTGAACAAGCGCAGCAATTATTCCAGGATGGCGTGGCAGCCCTTACGGGTTCTGCTCCAGCGCAACAGCCGCAAAACAAGGCCATACCCGTCCAGCAAGAAGGTATGCCAGTAGGGCCGGCCGGCGTATAACTTAGAATCTATATATTAAGAGGTTTATTATGGAACAAGAGCCAACAAACGAGGAAATCCTTGAAAGCATCAAAGAGGAACCCGCTCAGGAACAGCCAGAGCAGCCGCAAGAAGAGCAGGCTGCCGAAGTTCCTTCGGGTTATTCTTTTAAATCTGATGAGGATTTGTT